CGGCCCGCATCACGTCCAGGCCCTTGGCGCCGTGGAAGCCGGCCGACTCCACCTGGTACATGCCCTTGGCAAGGTCGATCGCCGAGACACCGACCTGCCCGGACATCGCGAGCAGGCCCTTGCGGACCAGGTCGATGTTTGCCGTTGACTCACCGGCGCTCGTCACGAGCTGGTTCGTGACGGTCTGGAAGTTCGCCGCCATCTTGACCGACTCGAAGATGACACCTGCGGTAACCAGCGCCGCGCCCTTGCCGAGTGCCTTCATCGTCGCACTGCGGGCTGCGTGGCTAGCCGCGGTCTTCGCTGCGAGATCGGTCTGTGCCTTGCCCATCGCCGCGTCCATCTCAAGATTCGCGGCACTGGCCTTGCGCTGCTCCCCGAGCAGCGCGAGCGTTGACGCGGCCATCTTGCGCTGCATCACGAGCACGCTGTCATCGGAGGCAATGATCGTCGCGTTGGCCCGGTCGTACTGCACCGCGTATGACTGGTGCGCCCGGTCCAACCCAGCCAGCGCCGCACTCATCTCAGCCGTCGCGGCCTTGGTCGTCGCGCTCATCTTCGCGTCGGCTTCCTGCATCGTCCGCTGCAGCAACTTTGCCGACTCACCGACGCTCTTGAAAGCCGGTGAGGCACCATCTCGGGCGACCAGACGGTAAAGCATTTCCAGGGAAGCCACGATTAGCCTCCCAGCAGGTTCCGGGTGAGTTTCTCGCCCACGCTCACGACGACGGACTCGACTTCGGCGGTGACGTGCGGCAGGTGGTCCTCGACCGTTCGGCTGAACCAGCCGCCATGGACTTTCGTGGTTGCCCACCGGTCGAGGTGGCCGAAGACGGGGTGCCGGACGACGCCCTTGTCCGTCCCGAACTGGGCCTGGCCGCCACCGCGGCGGGAGGTGTCCTTCGCTGGCCGGTTCACGATTGACACGCTCGCCGATTCAACGCTGAGCCGGTTGCGGACGGTGAACCGCGAGGACGCGACCCATTCCCCGAGCCCGCCGCTGTGCGGCAGCTCAGCGCGGGCGGCGTCCTGCAACGCCGGGATGATCGGACGGACCCCGGACCGCAGACCCGCAAGCAGCTCCCGCCGCAGCCCACCGTCACCCGCGGCCTTCAACCGGCCGGCGAGCGCCCCCAGCTCCGCACTAGCTGTCCCCTCGATCACGAGACCCCCAAGCGGCGCAGTAGACGGGCGTTCGCGGTTTCTGGCGCCGGGGCGGCGGACAAGGCCAGGTCGTACACCCGGATCGCTTCCTCAACCGAACGTGGCGGGTCAACATCGGCCCCGGCGGAGGCGTACGTCGCGGCGACTTGCTGCTCCGCGACGACCATCCGTTCCAACCGCTCCAGGTGCAGGACGTACACGGTGTCGCACAGCTCGGTCAGGCTGAGGCGGCGGCCTTCTCGTCCTCGATGATCATGCGCAGGTCGGGTCGGCCAGCCCACCTGTCCGAGGCCTTGACGACGGAGCTCGACACGGACTTCTGGTCGATGACGGTGCGCCCATCCGAGGAGACGGAGGGCGCGCCAGTAGGGACCACCTCCTGCTCGTCGTCCTGCTGGACCCGGAACTCCACGAGGCGCTGAGTGACTTCCGCGAGCTCGGTCGCGCCCATCCGACGGAGCTTCTTGCGCAGCTTCGGCCACGCCCCGTCGGTGACGCAGACCTCGATGAGCCGGAGCATCGCGGCGGCCTCCGCGCCCGGTGCCGCGTCGCCCTCGGCGGCGTCTGCGATCGCCCCCGCCAGCTCCATCTGCGCGAAGACAGGGAACTCCCCCGCCGACAGTTCGAACAGGTCCCCAGCGACCTCAACGCTCGCCATCAGGAACGCGCCGAGCCGGCGAAGAACTCAAGCCACGGCATCGAGGAGGCGGGCTTCTCCAACATGCCCGCCCACGGGATCGCGGTGCTCGCCGGGGCCTTCTTGAACCCGAGCTTGATGTCACCGCTGTTGAACACCTGGAACGCGATGCGACGGTAGGTGTTGTCCAGCGACTCCCAGCCGAGCATCGCCCGGATCTCCTGCCCGGGAACGATGGGCGAGAGCTGCGTGAGCTGCGTCGGGCCGGCACCGGTGACCGTCAGGGTCGCGCCGTTGTACGCCTTCGCCATGTTCGAGGCGGTGACCGACTTGAGCAGGAAATCGATCTGTCCGGTGCGGTCCGTAGTGCGGTACGCGAGGGGGTCGAGGTCTTCAGCGCTCATGATCGGGCTGACGGTCGTCGTGACACCCCAGTCGGAGCCGGCGTCGGTCCGGCCCAGCGGGATCCACGCGGCGGGCCACACGTCGGTGAACACACCACCGGCGACGTTACCGCCGAGGACAGGTGGGGTCGCCGCGCTGGCAGGCAGAGCGGTACCGAGAGGAGCCCAGTACAGCACGCCAGGGTCGGTCAGGAGTGACGCGGTGGGCAGGGACTGGTTGGCCATGGGTTAGCTCTCCGATGCGGTGGGCGCGGGCTCGACGGGGACCCCATCGACGTGGACGGGCGGCGGGGCGGGCTGCGAGGACGGCTGAGGGGTGGACGGCACAGGGCTGGCCGGTGCGGTGCCGGCGTCGGTGCGCTCGACCTGGACGCCGACCTCGTAGCCGTGCAGCTCGACGTTGGACGCCGGAACGGGGTCGCCGGGGTTGTAGGCCCGAGCCCCGTCATGGAAGATCGGGAGCAGCGCCCGGAACTGGCCGTACTCAGCTTTCTGTGCGGCGCGCAGCTCTTCTACTTCACGGTCAGCCATGCGGGCGGTCCTCTCGAAGACGTGCGGAGACAGCCGGCACCCAGGCGGGGACGGCAGAATTCAGGTGGGGCTAGGGCGTTTCCGTCGTGTACCGGATGATGAGGACCAGGGACTGAGCGACGCCGTTGCTGCCCTGGACCTGCATCACGTCCACCGCAAGATCGATGGTGGCGTTGACGCTCAACGTGCCGCCGAGGGTTTGGTCGTCGTGCAGGGCTTTGCGGAGCGGCTCGACGTAGCCGAAGGCCCGTGCCCGCACCGCACTCAGGTCGGTGTCACCGGCCTGGCAGGCCAGGTGGCAACGGACCTCACCGCTCTCGTCCGTCGATTCGCCGTCGCCGTTGCGGACCTGCACGAACGAGCCGCCGTGATCGTCAGCGGTCGTGTAGCCGACCGTCACGTAGTCCAAGGCGGGGTCGGCTGTCACCGGGTGCCCGTCGAACACCCCCATCTGCGACCACCCAGGCAAGGTCGGCATCAGGACGAGCAGGCGGGCGATGACAGCGGGCCAGGCCGTTGCCATCAGGCGGTCCCAGCACCGATCCGGCGCAGCGGCGCGAGGAGTTCGATTGCCTCGGCCGGGACGATCGCCGGGGGACCGGAGCCTTGCTCGCCGCCCTGCACCGGCATCGGACTACCGCCGCGCTGGGTCTGCATCAGCGAGTTGACGATGATCTGAGCGGCCTGCCGGGCCAGGATCGGCACAACAGGCCGACCGGCGATGTACACGATGGTCAGGAACACCGACGACGCGCCGCAGCCGTAGCCCCCGGCGTTGCTGAGGAACGGGTCGGGGCCGTCCCACCCACCACCGAAGCCGTAGAGCGACCAGTTCTGCCGCAAGATCCCGGACAGCGGCTCCAACAGGTACATCGGCGTCAGGCTCAGCGAACCGGGGAAGGTGCTCGTGATCGACACCACCGACATGACAGGAGCCTTGGCCAGCACGATGGTGTCCGCCTGGCGGACGGTTTCGGTGTGCTGCGATGGGATGACCGGGCCGATGACGTCCTCGACCAGCGCCGTCGCGGTCTGGATGAAACCTCGGATCATCTCGTCGGACTTGGTGTTGAAGATGTTCAGCGACGACTTCGTTTCGGCCAGGCTCAGGATGCCGCCGAGGTCTGCTGGGTCCACGTCGAACGCGTCGGTGTAGGCGCTGGCGTTCAGGCCGGTGGAGACGCACCGGGCGAGGTGCCGGCCGACCTGCGAAGGCGTGAAGTCGAAGTCGTAGGTGCCCGTCGTGGTGGGTGTGAGCGTGAACGGCCCGGCCACGGTCGCGTCCGGCTGGGTGATGTTGAGGGTGACCGTCCCACCGTTCGCAGCCGCCCCAGTCGAGTCCACGACTGTGAACCGGAGCGGAACGACGTCCCCCAGGTCGATCGACACGTCAGCCTCCGCTCATCGTCGAGGTGCCCCGGGAACCGGCACTCACGGTCGCGGTAGGGCGGGAGCCGGGCGTCAAGGTCCCTACCGACCGGGAACCGGCGCCCATCGCCCCCACGAGGGCGGTGCGCTGCGCCACGGCCGCCGCTAGGACTGTCGCGGCAGTCAGGACACCCGAGCCGTAGATCGTGAGCGTCCCCGAGGCGGTGGCTGTTGCGACCGCTTGCAGCGACGACGCCGCGGCGGTCATCAGATCGTCGGACGCGGCAACCGAACCAGCGGCTGGGAGGGTCACGGAGGCGAACACCGTCAGGACGTCGCGGGACGAAGCCGAAGTGGCGGCGGTCAGCTGCGCCGCGCCGAGGCCCGTCACGCCCGTGGCGGCCGATGCGTTGCTGGTAGCTGCGAGCGCAGCCGACGCGGTGACTGTGACTGTGCCGGCCGCTGTGAGCGACGAACCAGCAGAGGCAGTCGCCGCACCGAGTTGGGTCAGTGTGCCCGTCGCGGCAGCGGAGCCCGTAGCTGTGAGAGCAGCGGAGGCGCTGACGATCTGGACGAGCGCCGAGGTACCTGACGCCGATGAGGCAGCGGGCAGGCTTGCGGTAGCGAGTTGCTCGACCGTCGGTGCGGCAGCCGCCGAGCCTGTAGCGGGCAGGGATGCGGCGGCGAACTGGGTGACGGTCGGGGCCGCCGTGACGGTCCCCGCCGCGACCAGAGAGGCCGTGCCCATGCCGGGCACGAACGTCTGTCCGACCGCCGTCACCGAGGCGGTAGCCGGAAGTGACGCGGAAGCGGAGGCGGAAGTCCCGGGAGCGGCGCCGGAAGTAGCAGCGGCCGTCAGGTTCGCCGCGCCGGCCACCGGGACCGGCTCGGTCACGGTGGCCGAGGTGGTTGCGGCGAGCGAGGCGGCACCGAACGTGGTCAGTACGGCAGAGGCAACCGCTGACGATGCTGCTGCCAGGGTGGCCGAGCCGCTGACCGTGACCGTGCCTGCCGCCGCCACCGACGTTGCAGCCGGCACCGACGCCGAAGCGTTCACAGCGGCCGACGACGATGCCGCGAGCGACCCGCTGGCCTGCAAGCTGGCGGCCCCAAGGACCGACAACGCGGGCGCTGCCGTCGTGGTGCCAGAGCCCGTCAACGTGGCGGCGCCGAACGACGTCACAGAGGCGGTGCTGGCGGCTGAGGACGCGCCCGTAAGCGACGCGGCGCCGTAGGTCGTCAACGTGTCCGACGCGAGCAGCGCCGAGGATGCCGCCAGGTTCGCGACGCCGAACAGGCCGACCGTCGAACCGGCAACCACCGAACTGGCGGCGGTCAGAACGGCGGAGCCGCTCACTGTCACCACGGACTGCACTGCTACCGCAGTGACCGACCCAGCGGCAGGGAGCGAAGCCGAGCCGAGGACAGCGACAGACCCTAACGCTGCCGCTGTAGATGCAGCCGGCAGGGACGCGCCGCCCGGGACGGTGACTGAACCTGCTGCCGTGGCCGACGTCGCAGCAGGAAGCTGGACGGAGCTGCCGACTGTGACGACACCCGCAGCAACGACCGTCGAGGCCGCAGGTAATGACGTCGCAGCGGCCACCGCCACGGTCCCCGACGCCGCCAAGCTCGACGTAGCCGGCAGCGACGCAGCCCCGGAAACGGTGACCACACCCGTCGTGGCCAACGAGCTGATACCGGCGGGTGACGCCGCCCCTGACACAGTTGTCGGTGCGGCCGCACCGCCCGAGCCGTCCCAGACGGCCAAGACCCGCACGTTCGGGGTCGTGCCGGTACGCCACGGGATGTCCGGGAACTCGTAGTAGTCGTAAGGAAGCAGCGCGTAGAAGATTCCAGCGGGGTTGGTGCCCGCGGCTGCGCGAAGCGCGTTCCCCGGATTGCCCCATACCAACGTCGCGGTCGGATTGGAACAGCCGGTGTCGGTCGTGTCCTGGCTGTACGGACCGAAATACATCCCCGGGTTACCAACACCGGACCTGTCGGTCAGATAACCGCCGTAGACCTGAAAGGCCTTGGCGACACGTTTCTGGAACTTTGAAAGCGCGGTCCCGCTGTTCAGATTGGCGATGGTGTCGAGGTTGATCGACGGGTCGAGTTGAACCCGCTGGCCCTCCATCATCGTCGCCGTTGTCGGCGTGACCGTGCCGTCGGTCTTCGTCGCCGGGGCAACGAAACCCGTGCTGACCGAGCCGCCCGGGGACGCAAACTCGAACGCGTGCAAGATCGGCGTGTCGATCAGCAGGTCATTCTGGTCCATCGTCATCTGCGTCGAGAGTCCGGCGCCGGTCCCGCCACCATCGAGCCGAGTGAAGCTGACGGTCCCGTCGCTGTTCAGGACCCACACAGTCAGGCTGGCGCATTCGAACTGCGTCGAGGAGTTGTACCGGAACCGCCAGAAGTCGAACTGAACGCCGTACGGGGCGCCGGTCCGGGGGGTCGTGTCCCGCAGATACAGCCAGTGGTCGAGTGAGTCGTTGGCAGCAGCAGTCGAGGTGAAGTCGTAGCCACCGGCTGCGTTGGCAGGCAACCGGAACTGCGGCCCCCACTTCGTCAGCAGGTTGGCGGTCCCGCCGATGAGGTAGTTGGTGTCGGCGGTCGCGACTATCGTCCGCAGCGGATCGGTGCCCACTGGGGTGTACAACGTCCCGCCGCTGCTGACAGCCATCTTGCCCTGGTCGGGGCTCGCTGTGCCGACCAGCACCGCTGTGGCGCGAGTAGCGCTGTTCGCGTCCAACACAGGGTTCGCTGGGATCGGCGTAGTGCGGTACGCCGGCCCGGCGCTTGCCCCGACTGTGCTAGCAGCGGCGAGGGAAGCGGAGCCTGCGACGGTTGTCAATCTTGCAGCCGCAACCGAACCGATAGCCGGCAGGGACGCCGCGCCGGAGACTGTCGTGGTCGTCGCCGGCCGCAGCGCCCACGTGATCCCGGCCAGGTCAGGCCCGGCGTAGGAGGCCGTCCATGTCCACGTCGAGGTTGGTGTCGCCCCGGCCGTGGTGAACGCCCGCTCCGCGAGCCGCCAGTCCTGCCCACTCGGCGCGGTTCCGTCAAACAGCGCCGTCCACCCAGTAGGCAGCGGCATCGCAGTGAGCGCCGCGCCCGAGTCGTCCATCGAGACAAACCCGACCTGCCAGGCATTCGCAGTCGCCGTCGTCACCGACGGCACCGTGATCGTCTGGCTCGTCGTCGTACCCACATACCCCGAATCGACCGTTTTGGCCGCCGCGTCAATCGGGGTAGTGGCATTCACGCCGGTAAGCCGCTGAATACCAGCTGACCAGTACGCGGTGCCGGTCCCGCCGGACGCGGCAAAGCTGTAGCTGGTTGCGGTGGTGTCAGACGAGGTGGCGAACTTGTAGAAGGCGTAGCTAGTCCGCCCGGCAATCAGCGAACCGATCAAGGTCCACCCGGCAGGAGCCGCGATGTTCGCGGCCGCGTTCGATGAACCCGAGACGAAGGCGCACAGCAGGAAGTCGCCGACCTGAATACCGGTGGGGGCGGTGACAGCAGCCGTGTAGCTGGCGGTGGTGATGCCACTCGCGCCGCTGACCGCGGCTGTCCCGACGGGAGTGATAGCCACGCCGGCACCCCCTAGCTTAGCTAGACAGCGGGGACGGTCAGGTCAGGCCGAGGGAAAGCTGCCCTGCCGCGATCGTGAACGTGTTCCCGGCCGCCACGGCGATGGGGGCGCCGGTCAAGGGACCGAACCACACCCGCAACGGCGTCGCGGCGGAATCCCACAGCTCCAGCCCGGTCAGGGACGCCGCCGGCATGTTCGCGACCGACAGAGCAGCCGAGTTCGTCTTCGCCTGCGCCGCCGCCGCGTTCCACGCCACCGTTCCCAAACCGTTCGCGCCGGCGGTGTACCCGCCGCCGGTCGCCAGTTCGGTGCCGGCGGTTGTCGCGGTGCCGTTCGCGGTCATCAGCCGGCACTTCAACGGACCGGTGATCACCGGGGCCGCGGCAGCACCCGCCGGAGCGAGGCTGTCCAGGACGTTGTTCGCGACCGTGGCGACGATGGCAGCCATCAGGACTCCGATGCAGAGGTGAGGAGAACACGGGGCATAGCGACGACCACACGGGTCTGATCGGTCTGGTCGCCGTGCTCGCCGTGCTCACAACGAGCACCGGCGAACTCGGCCATGTCCAGGTGCGCGAAACAGCCACACGACGGCTGGGTCATCAGGAACCAGTGGCGTGGGTGTAGGCCACGAACGCGTTGGTGTCGCCGACCACGAAGCCGTAGTAGGCCTCAACGAGCAGCAGGACGAGGTTCTCCTGGAACGCCGAGTGCCAGATGCCGGCCGAGTCCATGTAGCTCGCCTCGCGGCTGATCTGGATGGAGATGTCCATCGCCTGACCCCACGCGCACTGCGAGAAGTCGCCACCGATCGCTCGCAACCCCGAGTCCTGGTTCGGGGTCTGCGCGACCGACACCGACGGCGTGGTGCCGCCGGTCAGCGCCGACGACGTCGAGATCGGACCCGACCCGGCGCCGAACGTCACCGTGTACGGGCCGGCGCCGGTGACGGTCGCGTTCGCCGCAGCCGCCGCACCGAGGCCCTGGATCGCGGTCTGCACCGTCGCCGCTGAGGCGTTGTAGGCGAGCGGGCCGGTCGTCTGACCGCCGACGGTGATGGTGAACGTGCCACCCGTAGGAGCGCCGTTGACCGTCACGACCTGCACCGCATCACCGGAGCGGTAGTACTTGCCGCTCACGCCGGTGTTGAACCGGGCCGGGTAGCCAATCAGGTTCGCTGCCAACCCGCCACCTCCGACGGTCAGGGCGTTGGTGTCCTGCCCGGCCATCAGCGGCCGGCCGACGGTGTCGGTCGCCAGCATCAGCTCGGGCATGAGCCGCGGGTCAGCCGCGAAGCCGGAGAACTCGTAGCCCTGAACTGGGCCGTTGACGACCTGCTGGACACCCTTGACGAGATCGGCATACACCCCGCCCGCGTTCTGTGCGGTCGCGCCGATCGTCTGCGAGAACGGGGTCTTCGCCAGGTAGTCCGAGAACGGACCGGCGGCGCCGGTCTTCAGGTCCAGGCCGTGAATGCCGGCGTAGTCGAACGAACGTGAGATCGCCGTCGGAAGGTCCTGGACCAGCTGGTCGTACAACCCAGCCGGGTTGGTCATCACGACCTCCTCCGACACGGGGAGCAGGAGCGCGACCTTCTTGCCGGTCATCGTCTTGATACCGATGCTTTCCGAGCCGGTCGGCTTGATGCCGCCCTCGTTCACCCACCCGGCGGTGGGGACGTCCATCGGGACCGGGATGGCGGTGTTGCGGTTGACCGCCAGCGGCACCCGGCGGGCGAGCTGCATGAGCGCCGATGTCTCCGACGCCTTCTTGAAGATCGGCTCGGTGATGATCGGGGGGAGCAGGGTCTGGTTGACCGCACTCAGGAGGGTTGCGTTGGCACTGGTCGCCACGGGGTTCACCTTTCAGATGGGGTGGGTCAGCAACCCCGCAGCGGGGCGCCTTCTACTTCTGGAACAGGTCCGCGAACGCGTCGCGAGGGCTCTGCGGGGCACGGCCGCCACGGGGTCCCTGGTCGGCGTCACCCCGCGGACGGGACGATGGGGTCAGGGCAGCCCAGCGGGCCACAGCACGGTTGATCGCCCGGTCGTCGGGCTCACCGTCGTCGCCGACGAAACGGGACAGGTCTACGTCCTCAAGGATCTGAGCGACGTCAAGGCCCTTTTCCGACGCAGCGGCGCGGATTTCGGCTCTCGCGAGCCGCTTTCCGGCCTCCACCGCCGCTTCTTGACGGCCGGCTGTCTTCGCGGCCTCGATCGCCCGCTCCGACTCGGTCTGGTTCTTGCTGCGCTCCGCTGCCAGCTCGCGCTGGACGTCTCGGAGCTGCTGCCGTGCGGCCTTGGCGCGGGTTCGCTCCGCTTCCAGTGCCTTTTTGCCGCTCTCGCCGAGGTCCTGAGGCTCGTCGGGAGTCTCAGTCGTCTCGTCGGGCTCGTTCTCGGTGCTGGGCGTGCTGGGCGTGCCTTCGTTCGCCATCGCGGCGTCTCCTTGCGATCAATCCGGGCCCTCGCGGCACGGAAGACAGGGGTGTTGCGGCCCGTCAGCGGGCAGGTACGGCCGGCGGAACCACGGCGGGCGTCACGGGCGGAACGACGGCGGGTGCGCCAACGACCTTGGCGCCGCCCGCAGCCTCCGCAGCGAGCAGTTGCGCGTCGTCAGTGACCCCAGGGCCGGGCTGGTGGGCCTCAACCCGAGCCTCGACCTGCGCCGCGATGTCCAAACCGACGACAGCGAGCGCACCAGCCCTCGACAGGCCGTAGGTCTGCACGATCGTGTCCACGTCCTCAAGCTGCGCCCGGACATCAGCGAGAGCGTCGGTCGTACGCATCCGGATCGCCCGCTCGATCTGGACCGGGGTGTAGCCGAGGTCTTCCATGGTCTGCCGGAACGGCATCCCCACGCCGTCAAGCTTCACCGCGGCATCGACCTTCTGCGAGACGGTCGGTGTCTCCGGGTCCCGCCAGATCACCTCAAGTGTGTCTGGGGAAGGGGCGCCGTCCCGGACGAGCAGCGCGAGGTTCATTACCTCGATCCACGAGTCACCGGAGTCCGTGAACTTCTCCCGGGCTCGGAATGACAGGCTCGCCTCGCTGGAACGGATCGCGTCGGCGCTCGCCGGATTCGCCTGCGACATCAAGCCGACGTAGTGCGGCGGGAGGGCCGTGATAGCGGCGAGCTGCGCGGCGAGCATCTCGATGCCCTTGATGAAGTTATCGAGCGCCGCCTCGGGGAACTGCCCGAACCGGCTGCTCGGGTCGTCGCTGAGCCACACCCGGCCGGCGGCGGCCTCGGTCCACTTCTGCCGCACCAGCTCCGACGCCCGGGCCTCGCTGCCCTCACCGTCACCCAGGTCGATCCCGGTGGCGTAGCGGCGGGGCATCGCATGGAACTCAGCGGACACCATCATGTCCGTCGCGAGCTTGTTGATCGCATCCACGAGCGGCAGGACGTCGGTCAGTTCCGACTCGCCGTACGGGTGCGTCAGGCGGGGCCGGTTCAAGATCGGGACGACCGGGACCTTGCCGAGGTCGTGGGGGATTGGGTCCTCACGCAACTCCCACGCAAAGGAATCAACTGCCGTGTGCACAGCACCAGGGCCGGGCATAGGCGCGACGTACCGCTCGATGCTGTCCGCCAGGTACAGGGTTGCGTAGGCCACGTCGTCCTGCGCCCAGTGCTTCGCGGCCGCCGTGACGTTGTACGTACCTGGCTCGAACTCCACCGTCATCTGCTCGGCGGACTCAACCGAGATCTTCGGGATCCTTGGGTTCGCGGGGTCAGCCCACACGATCGCGAACGACCGGCCGTGGACCAGCGCGTCGGTTTGCGCCATGCGGCTGCACCGGGGCATCCTGTTCGCTTGCCAGATTCGCCACAGGCCGTCGTCCGCGGGCTGGTCTGCGCCGACCCGGAAGCCCTCGACCTTGATGCGCTCCCCAAGCGAGTTCACGACCAGGCGCGGCCAGTTGATGACCAGGGACCGCAGCCGGTTCTGGACGGCCCGCTGGATCTCCGGGGCGAGGAAGCTCAGCGGCTGCGACCCGGTGTAGTAGCGGTCCAAGGCCTGCAAGGTGCGCTGCTCGGCGCTGAGCCGGTTCAGGAGACGCGGCAGGGCCGGGTGGACATCGATGGACGGGTTGACAGCAGCTAGCAGCGCCACGCTGGTCCCGCCTCTCAGATCGTGTCGGTCGGTGTCTTCGTGGCGTCGCGGGCACCCTCGGCGTAGCCGGCCCGCCACGCGTCATGCTGCGACCTGTCCGACCAGGGCAGGACTGCCCCGGCGATGCGCAGCAGGCGGCGGGTCACGGCACAGGAGAGCGTTTGGATCAGTTGCTCGGCGTCACGTGGCACGAGGACCCCCAGACGGTGGACAAGTCCTACGCCGGGTGTTAGACACGGCGCACCTGTTGTACGAGCCGCTGCTGCCCTCCTGCGGGGTACCGCGATAGGCACTGGCAGGTACCGTCGTCCGGCGGGCATGGCAGGCATGCCGCCTGGCGACGGGACAGCCCTAGAACGACACGAACCGGCCACCACGGGCCGGGGGCTGGGACGCGCCCCACACCGCGAGCGTCGCCGCGACCAGCGGGCTGATGTCCAGGCCGGATCGGCGGCGGTCCCAGACCCACGCCTCCGACGACGGCCGGCGATGCGCCCCCGCGACACTCACGTCCAGGTGCGGCTGCCCCAGATGCGCCAGGCCCCCGGACACCACTAGGTCATAGAAAGTGCCGCAGGCCTGCGCGTAGTCCACGGCCTTCGCCTGCACCACCCGCACCCGCGCCGCCACCAGATCCGCGATCAACGCGCCCGCAGCGGACGTCGGCTGCACCACCACCGACGACTCACGTCGGCGCCGGGCCAGCTCAGCGAGCCGACCCACCACCCAATCCACCCCCGGGCGGTACTCCGCGGCGTCCACGACCATCGTGCCGTCACTTGACCGTCCGGCGACGGCGACACACGACCACGACCGGTCCTCAGCGACCTCAAGCGCGAACGACGGCGGCCCGGCAATGTCCAGGTTGGCCTCGAGGCGGTCCCAGACGCCCTCGCCGAACGGGCTGCCATCGGCCTGCTCATCCCAGATCCCGAGGTGTTCTCGGGCGAAGTCTTCTGCGGTCATGCTCTGCTGCTCTTCCTCGAACTCATCGAGGTTCAGCCGGTACCCGATGGCGGGGTTGGACGCGAGCCACACAGCCGGGTCGGCTGGGTCAGCCCCGAGCTCAGAGCCCCACTCGTAGTAGGCCAGCCGCTTGGCTTCCGCGCGGCCACGCTTCACAACCCGCCACAACGCCGTTGAGTCAGGCAGCCCTGACGACGACGTGTACCACGTCTGCGGGTTTGGCCTCGGGCCCTGCGTCGGGAGCATCGCCGCCAGCGCAATCTCCGGCAGGATCATGGCCTCATCCAGTACCAGGCAGTCGCAGGAGAAACCACGTCCGCTACCCGAGATCGTCCGAGCCTTGAACTTCAGCCGACACCCGTCGCGCAACTCGATCGACTCTTTGCCGTTCGCGGTGTAGATCGACTTGACGTGCCGAGCGAGATCGCGGTTCCCGTCGATCAGGATGCGCATCCGACCGAAGTGCTCCTGCGACGTGTCGAACTTGTGGGCCGAGTGGATGATCAGGGGCTCTTTCAGCACGAACATGCCGAACAGCTCCCGGGCCTCCAACACGGCGCCCTTGCCGTTCTGCCTCGGCACCAGCAAGCCGAAGCTCCGGGCCGCCCACTTCCCACCCGGGAGCACTCCCAACGAGCCGCGGAGCACGTCCTGCTGCCACGGGTCCAAGATCAAGCCGGCGTCGGCGGCGAAGTTGACCGCGGCGTCACCCAATGAAGCGGCGGCTGGCGGGACGCTACTGAACCGCGGCTCGCGGCTACCCCACGCTGCGGAGGACCCGCTCGGCGGCGGCACGAGAGTCGTCAACGCTGTCCGCCTCCGGCATCTCGATCTCACCCAGCTTCGCCAGCACGTCCACGAGCTGCTTCGTCATCGGCGCGACATGGACAAGCTGCCGGGATGTCGCCCCCGTGATCTTCCGGGCCAGCAGGTCCCGGATAGCTTCCAACGCCACCCGTTGATCACCCGACGCAACCGCTTTAGACAGCGACTCAGCCATCCCATCCGCCTCCCAAGATCATCATAGGTCTGACCTGCGCCTAAGCCCTATCAACCTCGGGGAGAGAAAAGTGCGACTCCGGGGTCATCTTTCTAGCTGGCTTTAGGGTCGGTCCCCGGGGTCGTGTCGGCTGGGCCGTGCGCGGGCGCTGCCTGCCCTGGTGGGTGCCTGCCGGGTGGTGGTGTTACCTGGGTGACGGGTTGGCCCTGCCTGCCGCGTGTGGGGCGTCTAGCGCTTGCGGCGGCGGTGGCTTCCGCTCTGCCGCCGGTGACTGCCGTGGCTGCCGTGGCTGCCGTGGTGTCCGTGGTGGTGGCGGGCTCGCTTGAGGTTGGCGCGTGCGGCTGCCTTCTGCCGTGCGGTGCGCGGTCGGTGGCGTTCTGCTGCGCGGGCACGGGTCAGGTTGCGGAGCGCGGCGGCGCGTTGCTTCGCTGTGCGTGGACGCAGGCGCGCTGCCTGTCGTGCGCGGGCCAGGTTGCGCAGGCTGGCCGCGTGTTGCCGGGCGGTGCGTCGGTGGTGGTGGGCGCGTGCCTTGGCGAGGTTGCGTAGGGAGGCGGCGTGCTGTGCTGCTGTGCGCTTGTGGTGGTGGCCGCGTCCTTTGGCGAGGTTCGCGAGGCTCGCTGCGTGCTGCTTGGCGGTGCGTGGTCCACGGCGGCCGCGTGCCTTCCCGAGGTTGGCTAGTGCGGCGGCTTGCTGCTTGACGGTGCGGGGGCGGCCGTGCTGCGCGGCGCGGGCTTTACGGAGGTTCGCTGCGCTGCTGGCACGTTGCCTGCTGCTACTGCGGTAGCGGCGCGCCACGTGTCTCGCTGGTCATCGGTACCTCGGTGAGATCGGCGATGTTGAGCGCTTTGGCGAGGTGATCGTCGCAAACCTCGAAGACGGCGGTCTGATTGTGGCGACTCTGCTCGAATCGGTGGGTGGCGGCTTCGGCGCACAGCACGATGGGCGTTGAGGTGACGTTGACGGTGTGGCAGCAGGTACGCGGCAGGAGCGGGACGCGGCGGTCGAACAGCACCTCGAGCACTTCCGCGTCGAGGTTGGCAAGGAGCAACAGGCGGTCGTGGTCCCTGACGGTCGCGATACTCACTTCCGCCATGATCCGAACCTCCTGCTTGCCTGGTGCGTGCGGCGGGTAGACGATCGGGCCATGAGCGCGCAACGGTCGTTGTATCTGATGTCTCGCCTCGCGGGAGATCTGAGTGCGTTGCAGCGCGGGACGCTCACGAAGCGGGTGCTGCGGCGGACAGTGACCCGGAACCTGCTCCGGCCGTACAACCGGCTGTGGCGATGAGCGACACGGTTCAGCTTCTGCTTCCGACTGAGGACGGTAGCGTCGTTCTCGATCGAGAAGGGACCGCTTGGCAGATCCGTCACGGCGAGTACATGGCTATCGGTGACGACTACTGGCGCCTTGCACCGACGAAGCTAGAAGCCATGTACGGGCCGTGCACCGTCCTGCGAGACTGCGGCCAGCAGTAGCTAGTCCCACACTGAGGTCCGGCGTACGGGCTTGGGTGGCGGGTTGCTGCGGGCTCGGTTGCCGTTGATGGCGCCGGCCCGGCGATTACAGGCCTGATGCTCAAGTCCGGTCCATCCGGTGCGGGTGTCGTTGTGCCCGAGATCGATCAGGCTCGTGTCGCGCGGTAGCGGCTGGCCGCAGCGGGTGCAGGGGTCGCCGGGGCGATAGCGGGCAAGGTAGCGCTGACGTGCCTGCTGATGCGGACTCCCATACCCGCGGGCGGCGGTGCTCGCCCTGACGCTCATCGCAGGTGGGTGGGGGTGCGGCTGGCGTGGAGGCAGCGGGTGCAGCAGGGGCGTTTGCACAGCCGGTCGCAGTGGTCACAGCGGGCGTGGCCGGTGCTGTAGGTGGTGAGAGGCGAGCTGCACCAGGCGCAGACGTTGGGGGTAGAAGGCACGGCGGACCCCCTAGACCTCATGCAGTGCCGTCACGTGCCCGTTCGCCTTTTCGTAGCAGAGACGGCAAGCGATATCGACGGTGCCTAGGTCACGCTCGTGCTTCTCAGCGCAAACCCAGACGCCGACGCGGTGCTCATGCAGGCACATGCACATCGCTAGGCGCCCTAGTCGGGGGCAGAAGTCGCACCGTCCGTTCATCGCCGTGGTCCGCTTTCGGGCATGACGGAACGCGCTGCGCAACTCTCGCTCTGCGTAACTGCTTCTGTCAAGTGGGTGCGCGTGCTCCCTCGCCAACCGTCGGGCGCGAGTTCGGCGGCCGTCGCGAGGCGTAGGCAGTCTGCTGGGCTGACTTCGAGCCGGCCGTTGACCTTGGCGTGCCGGATCTTGCCGCCGCTCGCCCAGTTCCGGAGGGTCTGCTCGGGCCAGTCGAGCCAGGTCGCCACGACCGGGAGGGGCGCGAGGTGCGTCACCGGTCGTCCATGGACCGTTCCAGCGCTCTGTCTATCGCCACAGTGAGGGCCTGCATGTACCGCTCGCAGAAGTGATCCCAGGTCGATATCGGTGGCGGCGAGGCTGGCGTTTCGCCGTGGGTGATCCGCATGGCGTCTTCGCTGACTTCCCAGTCGTCGATCGCGGCGTCGATAGCGGCCAGTACGTGGCGGGTCATCCGCTGGCCTCGAACGCTGCCTGCGCGGCCTGCCGTTCCCGCTCCCGGTCGCGTTCCCGTTCGAGCAGCTGCCGGCGGGCGAGGGCGTAGGCGGCGGCGGTGTAGCCGCGGTGGCAGCGTTCGCAGGTGATGTGTGGCGGGTCCTGCTCGACCAGGCCGGTCCAGGTAACCGTTGACGGCGCGGGTAGCGGCCCGATCCGGCCGGGAAGCCACCACTGGTGCGGTGTGACGACTTGCGCGACGGTGGCCTCGACCAGGCCGACGATGAGCTGGCCGCCGCAGTCGAAACAGGCGGCTTCCGGCCGGGCGGGTGTGCGGATCAGCGCCGATGCCCGCTCCAAGGTGCGGTGGATCGTGCGGAGGTCGGTGGCGAACTCGTCGAACGCTGGGTGCTCCCGGCTGGCCTGTCGCATCCGTCGCTCGAGGTAGGCGAGCGCCTGCCTCATCTGCGCCGCCGGGGTCCGCGGTCGGACGTCGGTCGCTCGGTCGCCGAACCGGTCGGCCCAGTCCTCGGCCCACCACGTGAGCTCATACGCGACGCTCACCGGGTCGCCGTCTTTGGTCGTGTGGCCGTCTTCGCTGTCCCCGCGGCTCCCCGGTCCGAGCAGGGCCAGGACGTCCCCGCCGGGCACGGGTTGGCCGTCCGAGGCGCTCGGGCGGTCGCTGCCCAACCGGGGGCCGCGCAGATGCCCCAGATGGCTGCCGAGGCTGTCGTAGAGCGTTCTGATCCCGGACAGATGTTCGCGGGCGGTCTGGAGGCACGAGGTGCCGTCGCCGGGTTCGCGTGTCTCGCACGTTCCGAGCTCTCCCCGGGCCAGGCTGCGACCACAGCAGACACAGCGAGGGTGCCCGAGGTCGGCGGCGTGGAGTTGGGCCTGCTCGCGGGCGGGGACGTCGCTGTCCGGGTCCGGCCGCCAGGAACAGCGGGCGCAGGAGAGGGTCACAGTTGACTCTTGACTTGGATTGCTTCGAGCAGTTTGGCGCGTTCCCCGTCATCACACATGGTGCATTGCGGCTTGTAACCCGTGCGAGGCCAAATCCAGTCGAAGCAACCTTGACACAGCACGCGGTCACGATTGTGCCCCTGGCCACAGGTGGCGGCAATCTTGATCGCAGCAATCCCATCGCCGTGGCACTCCCGCGCCTGACAGACGCTCATCCTGCTCCTGTCTCTGCGTCATTCTGCGGTTCGTTCCGGTGCTGAACCTCACCCGAGTGTGGGGCTGGCGCTGCGCATCGGGTGGTGGCGGTGTCCGGCGGTTCCATCGGCTTCTTGCTGCGCTGCGGGCAGTTCCTCGCGGTGCCGTTCGCCATGCATGAGCAGTCAGGGTGAGCCGCCGTGGCGGTCCGCCCCCAACCAGCGGCGATCGCGGCGAGGGCCTTGTCCCGATCGGCTGGGAGTTCGCGGCCGACTTGGCGTTCGACGTCGGGGGCGTAGCTGCCCTTGCTCCTGTCGTTCCAGTCGAACCTCCATGCGCCTCTCTCGGCCTGCCACAGCGCGTTCGCCTCCCACGCGGCCAGCATGTCCGGGATCTGCGCCTGCTGGGCTTCGGGAAACGGCACGACAGGCGTTTCTCCACCGAAGATGGAGGCGTCCCCTGCGTGCAGAAACCACGGCCAGCCGCAGTTGTCGCAACACAGCATGGACTGACCAATCCAAACGAACCCCTCGCACACAGAATCCCTCATGACGGCTCCCTCGGCGGTGTCAGGTCGGGCCAGGCGGCCCGGAGTGCCTCGGTGCGGGTACGGCCGGTGTGCGGTGTGTCGCTGAAGGCGGTGTAAGCCTTCCAGTCACCAGCAGCACCGATGACTTGTCCGAGAAGGACGTCGGTGGTCCGGCCGTGGACCCACCACGCGTGGTCGTCGTACTGGCGCAGAACCAGCCCAGACAGCGGTTGGCGGGTCATGTGCAGACCGTCGTGGGGATGCCGTGATCCCGTGCTAGCCGAGCGGTGTGAGTGGCCCCTCGGCTGCCGTCTCGGATAAACGCGAGGCACACGTCGGCCCCGAGGTTGACCATCTCGGTGTTGCGCCGGAAGCCCGCTGCCTTGCCGTGTTTCTCCCAGTCGGCGGGGTGGCGTTCGATGGTCCAGCCGAGGTATGTGGCGTGTTTCTCGGCCATCGCGTCGGCGCCGGTCGGGCAGGCGCCGCTGACCAGGACACACCTGCCGTGCGTGAAGTGAAACGGGTCCAAGGCGCGGCGAATGACTAGCCGGGTCTCCCAGTTGCGGGAGCCGGTGACGAGCACGCGGTAGAGCTCGGGTTCGGTCATGACGCTTCCTGTCCGCTGAGGGTGTCTGCTCGGCACGGTCCGCACGTCCTGGCCCACTGCCCGACGTGCTCGGGGCAGCGGTCGGGGTCATGGTGGTTCGGGGACTTCACGGTCATGCGCTGGCCTTCGCGGATCGTCGGCATAGCGCGCAGTGCTGAGTGCCTTCCGGGTCGCCGTGCTCGCATACTTCCCGCAGCACCGGCGGCGGGTCCGGTCTGGTCGGGCTGTTGTCGAGTCCGTCGATTCGCAGATCCGCAGCGACGGAACGGGCGTCGAGGTTGTCCCACCACCACGCCTCGGTCATGGCGTTGATCCGCCGTGGGGCTTGGGTTTCCGGGTCGGTTGCGGTTCTGAGCAGGGCAGTCCCGGCCCGGGTTGGGCTGCCGCTGGCGGCGGTGGCGTCGGCTAGGGCCCGGGTGATGCCCTTCGTCGTCCAGGTCGGCTGGAGGCGGCGGACGAGGGTGAGGATCTCGTCGGTTGTTCGCGCGGGTCTACAAACGGGACTTGACCTCTCAACAGAACCAACCCCTTGGGACTGGGACTGGGACGCGGCCGCCCGTTGCGCGCAGGGCACACCAATCGCATCCGATTCGCGTGCGATTGAGCTGCGATTCGCATGCGAATATCGGGCATCGTGGGCTTTCGCTGAGGCCGCCGACCGGGCCTGCTGCCGCTGCCTCGTCGGGTTCCCGTACGCCGGGTCGTCGTAGTCGTGGATCATCCATCCACCCTCAACCGCAGTCCACAGGCGGGCGCCAATGAGCTTGCCGGTAAGGGGTTTCAGGCGGGCGCCTGCGAGCATCCGAACGACGTCAACGGGGAGGAACCCGTCGGTGGCGTACGACGCTGAGTAAGACAAGGCACGGCAGTGCAGGCCAACCGCCTCGTGCCCAGCAGCGGCGACCTTCGGGTGCGACCAGAACTGGTCGTCTAGCCTCGCCCACGGCATCAGCGGCCACCCGCCGAGTGCTTGTCAAGCAGGGCTTTCGTGAACAGCAAGACCGCCTCGTCCATTGGCAGCCCGCCGCGGTGGAACTCCCACCAATAGCGCAGGAGCACGAGGACTTCCTGCTGTTCCTGCCAGGTCAGCCCGGCAGCGCCGGTCATCTCGACGGGAACGAACCCGGTGCCGTCACACCGAGGGCAGTCTTGAGCCTTCCGGAACCTGTCGGCCTCGGTCATGTCCCCGCACTGGGGACACATCCGGAGCCGCTTATTCGTTGGGTGAGGCCCAGCCCGCCCCTGGCATGTGGGGCAGTTGCTATGGCAGGCCGACCCGTGGTCGTGATTGCGCCAGCCACACGCTCGGGAGTGCGGACGATCGTCTTCGGTCATTGGGTTTCCTCCTGCTGTGCGACGCGCAGAGCGGTGGAGGTCCGGGTCGGGTCCGGGCGTGGGTTGACCGGTGCCGGTAGGTGCCCGGCGCACCGCCACCCGCAGGGGTGCAGGACCGCTGGGAGCCTGCCGCAGACCCTGCCGTGGCCCGTCCCGCCACCGCACGGCCCCGGGCGTAGGGCGCCGGCGCGGCGAGCGATGTTGGCGGCGACAGAGGCCGGCAGGGCGTAGGTCACTGGGTGCCTGCCGGGAGGGCGGCGTACAGGTCGATTTTCTGGTGCCTCAGACCGGACCACCTTGCGCATTGTGTGCAGGTCGCCAATGTGCCGAGCGCCATCACCACCAAGACAGGCTGCACGGATCGGATCGTCACACCGCACCTAGCGAGCACTGGCGTCCGTACGCCTTGGAACGGGTAGGCCTCTGACGGCCAGGCGGACGTGATGACGCTGGACTGAGGCACGGTCACCACGTGGCGCACGTCGTACCCGAACCCTCGGACAACGAGCGTCAGCATCGGCTCGTCAGTCATGGCGTTCCTTTCCGTAGTGCCCGGCGGATCCGGGCGGTGAGCAGGACACGGCTGTGCCCCACATGCCAGTGCTCCGGGACCTGCACGGGGCATCGGTAGACGCTGAGGTCGCGGTGGTGGGTGTCCCGCCGGAGGTCGGTCATCGCGGCCACGGCGAGCGCTCTGGTGGGGTAGCGGCGTTTCTCCGGCCGCAGACACGGACCGGGCAGGGTCGTGGTCATGCGGCACCGCCGAAGTCGAGGACGTCTTGCGCCAGCCGCTCCGCTGCCTTCTCGCAGTACGACTCGTCAAGCTCCACCCCAAGGCAACGGCGGCCGCTGTACTTCGCCGCGGCAAGCGTGGAACCTGAGCCGGCGAATGGGTCCACGATGAGCGATGACGGCTCGGTGTGTTGGTCAATCAGCGATCGCATCAACCACAGCGGCTTCTGGTTCGGGTGGACCCGTGTCTCGCCATTAGCGCAGCGGAAACCGGAGACCACTGGCCCCGTGTAGACGTTCTGCACGTAGCCACCACCGTTCCACACCCACGGCGTCTTGCCCTGCACCTGCCAGACAGCCATCTCGACGGCTCGCACGTACAGCTGGGGAAAGGCCGGCGTCGGGTTCGTCTTCCGCCAGTAGATGAGGTTCCGGTGGTTCAGCCCGGACAGCATGTAGTCCCCAATGAGGAACTCACTGGTAAACGCGACCAGGCTGCCGCCGGGGCGTAGCAGGCGTGACGTGTGCTCGAGGAATGGTCCGGGCATCCACGTGCGATCCCACTCGCCGAAGTCGCGCTGCACCTTCCTGGAAGTCCCGTCCTTGCGCAGGAGACGGCCAGGCGTCGTCCCGTCCCGGCCGTTGCGGGTGCTGACGTTGTACGGCGGGTCGGTGACGACCGCATCGATGGAGCCGTCCGCGAGGGTTGGCAGGACGTCCTCCATCCGTCCGTGATGAAGCGTGACGGCCGCGTCGGAGTAGTAGAGGCTCATGCGGCTCCTTCGGTGGGTTGTGTGGCGCGGCGCCGGACCTGGCGGGCGGCCTGGCGGGCGGCCTGGTAGGCGATCTCGGCGGCGGCGCACGGATCGCACGGCGTCTCGCGGTGGCTTCGGTGCCGGTTGAAGGCGGCGTGCGACCCGCACGGGACCAACGGCTTCTCGGTCCAGGCCAGCAGATCGGTGGGGGTGCGGGTG